GTATCGGTGGGCATCACGGCATAGCTGGCAGTCAGCAGGGCGGTGCCGGAGTCATCGGTAATCGACGGCTCGGCGTTGATCTGCAGCTTGGGCGCGTTGAACCTGCAGATGTTGCCGGCCACGGTGCCATGCACCAGCACCAGCGGCATCTCAGAGCCCAGGCGCACCGTCTCGCCCCAGTTCTTGGTAGCCACCGACGTCAGCTCAAACACCGAACTGGCCGTGGGCTTGCGGTCCGGGCTTTGCGCGCCAGAGTCGCCAATCCAGTTCTTCCAGGCCACCTGGTTTGACAAATCCAGGCCAAACGACTTCACCACCAGGGCGATGGCGTCGAGCGTGAACGTGGGCGTGTTGACTTTGCCCACCGTGAGCGGCTTGGTGAAGCCCGTGAATGCAATCCCCGTGGGGAAGGTCACATCCGTCATGGCCTCATAGGCGCCGGTAAAGGTGTATTTCATCACCGGAATCTCTTCCGAGTTGACTGAAAAACTCACCGTGCCCCGCGCATCCGTCACCTTGAACAGCAGGCCGTCCAGGTAGGCGTACAGGGTCAAATACACCGCCTCACCATCAATCGGCTGGTAGACCGCGCTCACGCTCACCGTGAGCGTCTCCGACATATTGCAGCCCAGCAGCAAGGGGGCAAACTTGGGCGCCGTGCCCGCCGCGCCAGAGCCGGCCAGCTCCACCTCGAACTCAAACACCCGGTGCTCACCGGCAAAAATTCCGCCGTAGTTACCCTTGGCCCCCTTGATCAGGTTGCGGTCAATAAACTTGCCCTTGATCGGCGCAGGCACCAGGCCCCGGCACAAAATGGCGTTGGTGCCCGGTACCGGCGTGCCCGGCGTGCCTTTGGCCACCTGGGCTATTGCCAGCAGCACCAGTTTTTTCATCTTGATAGTCATGATCGTTCCTCAGTAAAAAAAAGTTGTTCTACTTTCATGGCGAGCGCCTCTTGCGTCATTGCGAGCGCAGCGCGGCAATCCATGCGCTACTCGCCGTCTGCCACCGCCCGGCTGCGCACACCGGTAAATGGGTCGCGCACAAAGCTCCCGGCCTGCCCGGTGAACTCATCCGCCGGCCAGCCGCCCTCGGGTATGGCCATCGGCAAGCGCTCGCCGGGCTCGCCCTCCATCTGCACAACCACACCGGGGATCTCGCTCTCCGGGTCCACTTTCACAGCATCTTTCTTGGCCATATCAACTCCTTCAAGTTTTCACAGTCAGCGCCAGCGCCAGCCAGCCATACGGATGCTCCAGCTGCTTGCTCTGCGTCCAGTCGCCGGGGGTCACCACATCCAGGCCCGGCACCGCCGTGGTGTTCACCCACAGCAGCAAGCTCCCCAGCAAGTCCAGCTCGGCACGCTCCACGTCGGCGGCAACCGTGCCTTCGTCAACCTTCACAAAGCCCACCAGGCGCACATCCATCTTTCCCAGGTCGCCCTCGCGCCCCCGGTAATTGGCAAAGTCGCCGCCGCCCTCGTTCACCACGCAAACCAGGCCGGCCAGCAGCTGCGCCGCCAGGGCGTTGGCCGGGTCCACCAGGCTGCGCTGCACAAAGCGGGTAGGCATGGCCGCTGCCAGGCTGGCCACAATCGCATCCAGCACCGCGTTATGGTTGTTCACGCTCATGCCACGGCTCCACCGGCATCAGGCCGCAACGCCAGCACCCGGCGCACCGCCAGATTCATGCGGCTCAAAACAATCGGCTCCATCTCGCGCGCCGTGGGCTCCACAAACGGCTGCGCCTTCACGCCGAACTTGCGCACATGCAGGGCCAAGCCCTCGTAGCGGTCGCGCAGCATCAATTCCCGCGCGCTAAACCGCCCCGTGCCCTTGCGCACTCGCGCCTGACCCGCGAACGCCTTGCTCTGCAGCCAGTCCACAATGCCTTTGCTGGCCGGGTCAAAGAAACGCGGCAGGCCCTTGCCGCCCGGCTTCACGCCCTTCTCCACCGCCTCGGCATAGGCAGCCCCCGGGCGCACCTCGCGCGTCATCGCGTCCGGCGCGCTCACATGGATTGAATTGGTCAACAGGCTTCGATGCTTGGGCGCCAGCCGGCGCATCGTGCGCGCCGCCATCTGCGCCAGCACATCCAGCTCATCCTGCACCCCGCGCTCCATGTCCGCCCCATGCTCGCGCAGGGCAAACACCACCTGGTGCACGCCCTCAACGCCGGCCATTACCGCGCCTCCTGAAACAGTTGCAGCAGCTGCTGGTACAGCGCCGCCGGCGTGCTGTTGCGCGGCGTGCCGCTCAGGCCGTCACGCAACTGCACCGGCTTGGCCACATTGCGCAGCGTCAGCTCCAGCATCGCCTCGGCCTGGGCGCGCAGCAGCAGCAGGCCACGGTCCACCGCGTGCACCGTGGTGTCCACTGCCGCCGCACCAATCACATGCTTGCCAAAGTAATAAAACCGGAACGCACTGCCGCGCTGGGTGATATGGGCTGCGCTCGGGGCCGGCACAAACGCCAGCCAGTCGCCAGCGCCATCCCGGTAGCCGCTCACCCGTGGCAGGGCACCCGGGTAACCGGGCTCCCAGGCATTGGGGTAGGAAGCGCCCTTGTCCCACAGATGCATTTTGTAGTTGTAGAAGTCAGGGATCTCCGCCAGGCTGTAATTGGCCTCGCCCGCCACCAGCGTCACCTGCCCCAGCTGGGTACGGGCCCGCTTCCAGCCCATGTCAGGCAGCGCCTGCGTCAAAAACCGCACAAAGTCAGCATCCAGCGCCGCGTTGAACACCGCCGCGCTGTCATGCAGGCTGCGCTTCAGGTCCGCAACCAGATCCACCAGTGACATCGTGCCGGCCATGGGTCAAGCCTTACAGGGGGTCGCTGGTCAAGGCCGCATCCGCACGCTTGATGCGCTCGTCCGCCAGCGCGCTCAGCACGCCCTTGCGTGGCTTCTCGGCCTCAGCTTCCAGCTCAGCCAGCCGGGCCAAGGTATCAGCGCCAAACTCCGCCAGCGCCGCCGCCACCACCGCCACAGAGCTCTTGAGCAGCTCGCGCAGCGGGCCATCGGTGTCCGGTGCGGCCTCCTCATCAGGCCGGTCCAGCACGGGCAAAGCCTCGGGCACATCCACCTCGCGCCCCTCGCCCGGCGCAATGGCGCAGCCGCCTGCATACATCATGTGCGCGGTGTCGTTCTCAACATATTTTTTCATTCCAGGCTCCAGTGTTATTAAGCGCAACCCGGCCAGCCCGAAAGCTGGCCGGCGTTACTTGCAGAGCACTGCCATTTCAGTGAGGGGCTTCCCCTTGTCAGCCGTTAAGCCACGCGGGCCACACGCCCGGCCGTGCTGAACAAAATGATCGAGCTGCAAGCGCCCTTGATCTGCGTCGGTGTGTGGCTCACCACAAACTGCGTGCCAAAACTCTCGCGCTGGTCGGTGAACTTGCCGTTGGCGTCGCGCGCCTGCTCGATCGGGTTCATGGCAAAGGGCTTGACCATGCGAAAGCGCGTGTTGCTCCGCTCACCCACAATGATTCGCGTGTCCGCCAGCTGCAGGCCCGGCGCCGTGGGGTTGAAAGTGCCCATGCCCTTGGTAATGCCCACGCTGCCATCGGCGTTCAAGCCGGTGCCGGTACGCGCGCCGTTCGCCGTGAAGCTGGTGGCCTGGCTCAAGGCGTTGTCAATCGCGTTGCTCATCAACACCATGTTCGGGTTGTAGAAGCGGTCGGTCCCCACCACCACCTTGCGGTTGCCGATCGACACCAGCAGCCGGTCGTAACGGTCGCCAATGCTCTCGCTCGCCACCGCATCGGTGTCGAACATCGAGCGGTTGTTGCTGTAGCTGTAAGCCACCGTCAGCACCCAGGCCGCAGTGGGCACCACCGCCACACCCGCCTCAGTCACAAAGCGCAGCTCGCCCAGGTTGTAATCCATGATGTAGTAGGTAGCAGCAGCCAGCGCGCTGCCATCGGCCGGCAGCACGTATTCAGCCCGCGCCACCGCGTTCAGCGTGACCACAATCGCGTTCACGGTAGCGCCCTGCTGCGCACCCTTCAGGTCAAACACCTTGCGCGGGCGCACCACCGGAAACTTGGTCGTCACAAACACCGTGTTGGTGCCCTGCACCTGCGCCGTCAGCGTGTCGGTGATCGTCGTCACGCTGAACTCATCCGCCGCGTTCACGATCTCGTTCATGTTGATCGCTTCCGTGTCCTCGCCCACGATGCGGATGATGTTGCGGATGTTCTCGCTGATCGGGTCAAAGTCGATCACGCTCGCGCCCATCAGCAACTGCAATTCAGCGCTGATCAGGAACGCCAGCTTTTGCGGAATCGGGCGCGCCTCTTCCGTGGTCTGGATCAACCCGGCACGGCGAATCGCTTGCGCCTCATAGCGCCGCAGCGCGCTCGCCCCAGCCGCCGCCGTGTCGCGGTAGCTGTAGGGGATGGTGATCACGTTGGCAAACGGCGCCGTGCCCACGTTCACAAAGTTCAGGCTGTTCAGGTTGTACAACGCCTCGCGCAGCACCGTGCGTTCCGCAATGGTAGGCACCGCCACATCGCTGATGCTGCCGGTACCGGCCGCCAGTGCCTTGTGCTCGCGGTCCAACTGGTGGCCATGCTCGGCGTCAAACTGCGCCAGCGCCTTCTCGGCAAAAGCCTTGTTGGCCGCCAGCAGCGTGCCCCCGGTGCGGTCAAAGCGGCGGGTGTCCGACTCGCTCAGGCCCAGGCGGGTATCAATCGTGGCCTGCAGGCTCTTGATGCTGTTGGAGCTGTCCACCGTGATGTGCACATGGCCGCTGGCCGGGTTGTAGCCCAGGCCCGCCAGCTTCTTGGCCGCGCCCAGCTCCTGCGCCTGCTTGATCGCCAGCCCGGCCAGGTGCTTCACCTGCTCGTCCGTGCTGGTGGCGTTCACCATCGGCGCGTAGTCGTCGGCAAACTTCTTCACCCCTTCAGGCGTGAGCGTCTTGTCGCCCTCGGCAATGGTGTCGGCCAACAGCTTGAGTTTGCCCAGCAGCGTGGCGCGCTCGGTAAATTGCACGGTGTCGCGGTCCGCCAGGGCCTTGGCCACGGCGCCGGCCACGTCAATGGTCGGCGCAGCCAGTTGAATCGTCACATGCTTGCCGTCGCCGCCAGCGGCCTTGATCTGCACCATGGCCGCGTCGCCCGAAGCCGCAAACGTCTCCACCACGGCCAGGCACTTGGCCTCGTCGCTGGCGGCCGCTGTGAGCTGCACCGTGGCGGCGTCCAGCAGGGGTTTGGCAGTGGCCTCGGTGAAGCCCAGGGTGATCAGACGCGCCAGCAGCGCTTGCAAAAATTTGTTCATGGAAAACTCCGTGAGTTCTTTTAAAAGGGATGGGGAAATTGCGGTACGCACAACCCCAGCAGGGTCGTGGTCGTTTGAGAGTTGCACCGGCTCCAGCCGGCTGATCACGGGGCGCACCGTCAAGCCAGCGCCAAGCAAAACGCAGCCGTGCGGCTGTTGCTTTTCGTTGTCTTTCCAGGCCTCGTGGTATTCGGCGCTCAGGTAGGTAAACCCGCGCTGCTTGATGGCGTCCACGCCAAACGGCGTCCACTCCACCAGCGCCCGCAGCCGGCCAGACTCGACCGACAGCTTGAGCACCTTGCCTGCAGCACCGTCGCTGGGCTTGTGGCTCACATCAATAAACACGTCCTGACCCAGCACGCGGTTATCGAAGTTGCTCACCATCTGGCCCAGCATGTCCAGCGTGATCGCAAAGCTGCCATAGCGCGGGTCGTTGAAGTTGCCCGTCCGGGTCAACGTCACCCACGTCTGCGTGGCACCAGCGGCCAGCGCAATCGCCTGACCCAGAAAACGCACCCGTCCAGGTGCGTCCCCCGCTTCAAGCAAGAAATGCCGGGCCGCAATTGCAATGATCGAACGCTTCACAAGTGCCTCTCATCGGACTATCCGATGGGGCACAGTTTCAAGCGTTCAGGGGGACAAAAAAAGGGGGGATTTTGTCAGGCGCTTTTGATTACGGCTCTGCGTTGGCTAGCGGCCCCAGTAGAGCAGCCGTGTTTGTCGCAAAAGGCCGCAAGTGTCAACGTCAACAGATCATTAGCTCGAGCGGACCACCAGTCATCCCAACTCCAACGTAGGCCGATGAGTTTGCGCAGGCTTTTGACGGTTGTATTCCCTATGGGCAAATCGACATCACGGGGCCTGGTGATAGTTAGGTACTGGGCAAGTTCGATCGTCAAAATAACTTTCACACCGCCGCAGCCCTTGCCGCGTGGCTGCCCTTTGGGCCAACCGATGTACAGCAGCCAGCCATGCTTTGTTTGTCGGCGTTCACGGACATCAAAAACAACATCATTGGCATCTGTCGCGGTGCCGATGATGCGTGCTTCACGGCCCATTTTTGCGCCGCCACTGTTCGATTTCCTTTCTCATCAGAGCCACCTCTATGTTTGATGCGCTACTCAAGCGATGGTGTACTTTTTCGCCGAGGAAAACAATAAAACGCAACATCCAATAGCGAAAAATGTTCATTTCTTTTAATCCTTGCGCAACACCGTATGAAAGATTTCCCATCCATCCTTCAACAGCTCACGCAGCCCGAACATCTGCGCCATCGCCAGCGTGCCATCCGGGCCAAACGGCGGCAGCTCGCAACCCAGCCGGGCAGTGTAGCCACCCTGCGGACACGGCGTAAAGGCGAGCACAAACCCGGTCGGCTTGTGTGTCGCCGTCAGCGCCTCCCGGTCCACGTCCCAAGCCCGCCGCCAGCTGATCCGGTGGTGATTGCCCTCACCGTAAGGGTTGGCCAGGTTCATGGGTTCAGGGCTCCATTCACAAAGGACCGCCGCCACAAATGCAGCGCCAGTCGGCCTATCAACAGGCGGAAGGTCTTGCCACTTTTTGGCATCCATCACAAGTCCTTCACCAACGCAGCATACTTCGCGTCCACCTTGGCGCTGATGTTGTACGGCACCGCCGCCGGCGGCAGCTCGATGCCCATGCGCTTGGCCAGCAGCGCGCCATCGATGTACTTGTCCCCGTGCTGCAGCAGCTTCGCCTCCCGCAAGAAGTGTTCCTTTTGCTCCCGGGTCTGAAAGCACAGGCCCACCCAATACTCGCTGTCCGTGGCCAGCAGAAAGCGCGCCTGCTCCGCCTTGGAGCGGTCAATGAAGGCCTGCAGCACCGCGCTGGTCTCCTTCACCGCCACCTCTTCATTGCTCAGGTTCTCATAATCCAGCTCCCCGATCGGGTCGTTCGGGTCCAATGCGTCGGGAGCATCCAGTGCCGACAGTCCGTCAAGCCCGTCCAGCGACCCAAACCCATCACCCCCCAGCCCATCCAGGTCAGACAGGTCGGTGACGTTGGCCAGCGACGTGAGCGATACCTTGCCTTTGTGCGAACTCATAACGTGCAATCTCCATGTCCACCAGAGGGAACCAGTCCAATATGGTCCGGTAGTCCCTCGGAAAATGCTCCCTGATCTTCACCAGAAAGCGCAAGTCCAGCCCGTCAAACGACCGGCCAAACACCTTGTAATCAATCGGCAGCTTGATGTCAGCTCGCCCCAGCTCACGCAGCAAATCCTCCTTC